GTGTTCCTAATATAGTTTCTGCTGTAGTTGCAAATTCCGTCACCCCACGATTAGATGTCGTTGCTTGTCGAGCGCCTAAATAGGCAAGAGGGTTTGCCATAAAATAATCTCCGAATAATATTTTGTATTTAATTCACCATTTAAATATTTATGATTATTAAGTATAATAATATTGAGTAGGCTAAAGGAGCTATTGCATGAAATGTCATGAATGTGGTAAAGTGGGTTCAGACACCAACTGGAAGTATTGTTCGATTGCATGTAGAAATAAGGCTGTAGCTAGGCTTCCAAGGGGAGATTGCTACAAATCGCACATGAGTTGTAGTCAGTGTAGCAAAAGTTATTTGGTGAAGAATTCACAAGTGAAGCGATCGAAATTTTGCTCAAGACAATGTCGTGGATTGAACTTACAGAATAGGAAAAAGATATGTGGATTGAAACAGAGTGTCGAAAAACGATAAATACAAATTATGTAAAAGAAATTCGTGTTACAAATTACAACGATACTACATGGGCAGTAATGACCGAAAATTATGTATTAAGGTCAAGCTTTCCTACTGAAAACGAAGCGCATGTTTATCTCGCCGCAATTTCATATACATTAAATAATGAGAAAAGATAATGGACTGGACACAATTTATACTATTTCTAGTGGCTATTGCAGGAATGTACTATTCACTAAAATCAGACTCACGAGAGGAAAGTGAGAAAATATAATGACCGGTGAGTTTGGTGAGTTTGGTGAGTTATTTCTAACCCCGCGCGAGAAATTGCCATTAAATAAAATATTATGCAGTTATGTGGTATATTTATGGCAATATTAGTATATAGACCAAAACAGACTCACCAAACTCACCAAACTCACCAAATAATAGGATTCTGATATGACATTGCTTGATCTTGTTCAGGAAATTGGCCTTGCTCCTAAAAAAACTGCTACGACTGGTGGCGGAGAGTATCATTGCGCGTGCCCTCTATGTGGTGGAAAAGAATAGAAGAAGATCGGCTGAGGATAGGAAAGAAATCATCGGCTTAACTCGAAATATCCAAGATGAGATGAAAGGTTTTCATGCTGAGATGAAGAGCTTCCATGGGCGTATGTGCACGCTTGAGGAAAGATATTTGCAGATACTACAGAGTAAGGTGAAATAAGGAGCTGATTATGATTTTACTGCTTTTCCCTGCGGCTTTTTTTGTTGGGGTTCTTCTTTCCTTGGTTGGCCTGGTAAAGGCCAGTAGACAGAAGAATTAGGATCTTGCAATTCTTTGAAATATGCCTGATCTAATTTCTTTATTGCATGAATAGTAGCCGGCCCATTTTCTCGTATGGAACCCATCAAAACTTGATTATAATAATGTCTTAAGGTTGGATTTGTTAAAAATCTATATATTAATTCTGTTGATTTTATTCCGGCTGCCCCTGCTGCTGCTCCTGCCATTGTTATACCAACAGCACTAGGATTATGCCAAATTCCCCCGCCAAATAATGAAGCTACTCCAGTTTTTAGAGGGACACCTTCAATTTTATTCATTATAAAATTAGATGAAACACCAGCCTGAGCAAGACCAGACCAAGCTTGATTTCCTGCACGATGCAAATTTAATGCATCAGGTCCAATTGTGCCGAGATAACCTTCAAGAGTTTGATTCCACATATTTGCGATTTCTCCCCAAAGTCTACGTGCACGCCTTGTATCGCCTCGTGTCATGGGAGCACTCATGGCAGCGGCTCTATTAGCATTAATATCGTTATAGAGCTCTGTCATTGTTTCCATTGGGACTGATCTACCTCGAATATCTTGCAAAAATTTTTCCGCTATAGGTAAGACTTCTCTTTTCGCTGGAGTCGAACCCACTCTTAAACTTGTATTGATAAAGTGTTGCAAATCATGTTCTAGACCTGTAGGCGTAACCATAACTCCACGAATCAAATTATCTCTTGCTTGGAATAAATTTGATGCATAAACAGTAGGGTTTACCTCACCTGTAACACGAGGTAAAGTAGCTCCTAAAATTAACAATGAAGCTAGTTTTGTTGCTTCTTGACCAACCGGACCAGCACCCAATTCTTTTACCCCCTGTTTGGCACTTTCCGCAATCATTGCCGTACCTAATTTACGAGACATGGATACAATAGGTTGCCAAACACGAGGAATGTTTGTAGCCATTTGTATTGGGGCGCGCCAGGATCCCATTAAAAGACCTGTGACAGTTTTTGTGACTTCATCTGAAAATTCTTCTCCAGGACCGCGTGGACTTAAATAACCTTCAGTATTTTGTTCTGTTTGAGCTTGTAAACTTTGCTGAGTAGGAAGAGATAAAGCGCCTTTCTGTAGCATCTCTCGAATAAAATCAGGTTCACCACGTTGCATAAAAGATGGTAATTTTTTATCTATCCAGCCCCCTGCGGCATTTCCTAGTTGCATGATATCCCCAGGCAACCCAACCACTGTTTCGGCTATACGCGCTCCAGTTCTTTCAGTGTTTCTTTTTATATTTTCAGCCCATGCTTCATTTTCAGTGCCAGTATAAATTTTTTGGGCTATATCAAATGCATTTGGCGCAGCATTGTTTGAAAGTTTTGATGGTTGTTTTTCAGGTGCAGTTTTAGGCACAAAAGGTAAAGCGCCAGGCTTTATATTTTCATAAATTTTCTTCGGTTCCTCTTGGGGTTGTTCAGGTTTTTTTTCAACACTTTCTGCTTGTGAAGGCTGAACATTTTTAGCTATTTGTTGCGGCTCCTGCGGAGGATTATCATATTGCTGTCGAGCCTGTTCCCATATATTAGAAGACATAACCATCCTTGAGTGCTTGTGCTTTTGCGGCTTCTTCATCGCCATTATGTGCTTTTAAATAGTCTAAAGCTTTGTATGCTGGCATTTGAGTTCCAGGCGCAACTTTACCTGTAGGATTTTGTGTCATTTGGATGGCTTTCAACATATTGTCGCGAAATTTCATGCCATTGTCAGCACGTTTTTCGGCAGTTCTTGTTATAATCTCAACATCCAAATTTTGAGGTTTTTTACCGCCATTGTCTTTTAAAATTTGTACATATGCATTATATTCATCTTTATGTAATTCATTTTCAAGTTTTTGATTTTGAATAATTAATTTTTTTCCAGCATCACTATTTAAAAGAGTAGGAATTGTTTTCATATAAGGCTCAATTTCAGCAACTCTAATTGCACCCGGAAAGAAATTTGAAATATTTTTAATGTATTCATTGACGTTTTTATCATAAAGTTCAGCTTCTGGATTTCCCAATATACCCAAAGGCAAACCAGCAAATTCCATTCCAGCTACTAATAATGGTTTTGGCAGTGTATTGCTATCTGCTGCTAACTCCATTTGATCTAATTTTCTTTCTGATGCAAGTGATCCTTCATAATTTTTCACAATTCTATCAGCATATGTAGCCGTACGCTGAGCTTCAAGTTTTTCACTCTCTGGTTCATATGTCTTCTTCTGTCCTTTAGCGTATTGCCCTAAAAAAGAGGCAGGCGGAGCATTTTTACCTGTTGTTTTGTATGGTATATCAATCCCTTGTTCTCGCATAAAATCAATGGTATTTTGGCTTTCTTTTTCTTTTGTGCCTTCAGATAAGATCTGCTTTATCATTGGAGCAACAGATGCGTTATCACCACTTAGTGCAGCGTAATTTTGTAAAGCTGCAATTTGTTCTTGTTTAGATGCACCAGGTTTAGAAGCCGTAGCCATTGCCTCTTGAAAAGCAGAAGCATTTTCTTTTCTAGTCTGTTTTAATTCTGATTTTTGTCTTTCTTCCGTCCCGCGCTGCATCAAAGCTTGTCCAAGCACACCACTTGCCTGCTGGATACCATAGGGATCTTTTATACTTTCGAATGTAATAGGCATTATCGTGCCTCCAAAGCGTTTAGTCTTGCATCTAACTGTTTTACGGCATTAAGAAGTGTAGCAACAAGCCCATAGACATCAATGCCTGTTACACCATCTGCATCGGCCTGTAATTCTTTCGGCATCTCTTCGGCAATGAACCCAACACGATCTGTGCGCCTTCCTGGAACATCTATCGTGTAATCATATCTTTTTGCATCCATGAAACGTACTGTTTCTAATCCTAGAGGATAGTCACGGATATTATCTTTTATATAAATTGAAGATTTCATAGCAAAACCGGCTCCGATATTACCAGCGGCGCCGATAAGATCTTTAAGCATTCCCCCTTGTGGTCCTTGTACAATAGGATCAAACTTTCGCGCATTCAACATTTGCATAATCTGTCCTAAAGCACCAAGTTGCCCCTGCTGTTGCAACTGCTGCTGCCCTTGTTGATATTGAATACGCTGACCACCTAACATACTTGTGAGGTCTTCTGAACTTTTAGATAAAGCCTGGTTTAAGGCAGATGATGACCCGGCATTAGCGTCTGTAAATCTTTGCTCGATAGCAGGCAAGATATCCTGCGAATAGGTCTTCATAGCAGGATCTACAACGCCTTGCTGAAATTGATCTTCAAACCCCGCGCCATTACCCTCTAGCAATTGCTTATACGCGTTCCCTGCACCAGGCATAGCACCACCCATTATAGACTTAAGGTAGTTCTGCTGTTCCTTTGTCATTAAGTTGGCTTTGCCCACTTGTTTGGCATCTGAGCCCATCATTGTCTCGCCCATCTTGATACTCCATTAATGTCTGTTTGGATTTCTTGAATCCGTATTTTTCTGAATGTTTTGGACAGCGTGTAATCCAAAAGATTGATTTAAGTTGAGCGCCGTCTTTTAGCTCCAGGCATTTATCTTGTAGAAGTTTGACAGCTTTCCCATTATTCCAATATTCTTTATCCATTGAGAAAGAATTAATTACCAAAGATTCAGATAGTTCGTCTATAAACATCCACGCGAAACCTTTAGTAACCTTTTTCTCATCTACTAGTATAAATAACAAATTTAAAGGATTTAATACCACCATTCCATCAACTTCATTCATACAAGCTAAATTCTGAAATTTGTAGAATTTATCAACGGTAAATCTGCGGTCCTTAATCTGCTCAACATACTCTCTAGGAATATGTACAGGGTCAAAAATCCTAACCCAAGATAAATTCTCTATCGTCATTGGTTCTCAAACTCCTGGCCTATGTATTCGATATAGCCTCTAAATCCGCCTTTATTTGCCATCTGCAAGGCTTTAGATGTCTTTCCCGAGCCACATTCAATTATCTTTCCTTGTGTCGTATTTGGCGTGCAATTCCACACCAAGTAGGTATACCCTGAATCGAATGTATTGTTTGAGCTTACAGATTCAATAACACCTACCCAAGGACTTCCCTCACTATTTGCCGACTTATAGGGCATCTGAATAATTAAATCACCTGTAGTTGAAAGTGTTGACCAAGATAAATCCATCCACAGCTGCGTCATAATTCCAGATCGCCTTATCCATCCAAATTGATTGACATATGTCACATCAGAGTCATCCACACCAAAAAGTGAAGGTTCCCAAGGCTTAATCCAGCCGTTCACATTTTGAGCAATCTGCTGATACATGTCTGTGAGCTTATCTAAGAGATTTTCCATATAATCTTGGAATTTCTTAGGATCTGGGTTCTGGAAAGTCTCTGGTCTGAAAGGAAATACTATATCTGTAGGAAGCGTCATTATCCACCTCCTATCATTCTATTGCCGGATGGCCTAAACCAAGGCATGAAGGCGTTTATTCGTAAATTATCGCTTGTACCACTATTTTTAATACGAATGAAATGCTCGTAGCCTTTGCCACCTGCATAAGCTCTTACCCATGTCTTAGTATTGTTATAGGCTCTTAAAACTATTTGTCCCTGCCCTGTATAGGTATCAAAAGCTGTTCCGTCTATACCATCGAGTTCAAAATTATTCTCATCCACTACTGTGATGGTATATGGACCTCCCTCTACTTCTAGAGGAACATCTACATTGTAGATATAAATCTCATCTCCTGTAGCAAGACCGTTATTTGCAGCTGTAATCTGCACAGGATTTGTTTGAGAAACGTCAATAATATCTGCAACAAATCCAAGATTTGGAAGACAAGAAAGTGTCTGCGTAGCATATGGTGTTTCAATGTCATCACAGAAAAATTCTACTGTGAAAAATGTGCTTTCATCTGAGTCGATGTAAAAGTCTACATAACCCATTTGACACTGTATCCCCCGATCCTTATATGGGTTCCAACTGGCGCTTCTTAATTCAAATGTTATCGGTTCTCCCATATCGTCAGTACCATTTTCAAGCGCAATAATACGCCCTGCCTGATCGCCACCTAAGAATAGCTCATTGAACCCCTCGTAAAATCCAGACCCCCATGTTTTATCCCCAATAGACGATCCTGAGTACGTATATTTAGAAGAATTAGGGAAATCTTGAAAGGCAAAATCAACCGATACTTCTCCATATCCAAGGCAACTCATATTGGTTCCGTTGTCTGGATCTAAATCCGTTGTGTAAACACTGTATGTTGACCAAGCATTTTCTTCATCGGTACGAATGAGCGCAAAATTTGAAGTTGTATTTTCTTCATCTTCTGAAGGATTAAGAATGAAACTAGAAGAAGGATAGAGCGTCCATGAATGAAGAAGAGTGAAGTTTCTAGCCGAGTACATCCTTTCAATGAATTCGGTATTCACCTCGTCTGTCATAAAATCATGAATACGATCATCTATTCTGACCACTTCATTGCGATCACAAGCAACAATACCCCGCTTACCAAAGCTAGCCACATATCTATCATATTCAATCTCCGCGTAAGGGGCCTCGCAGGCTCGAAAACTATTAATACGAACCCATCTAAAGGGCAATGCTGGATCTGCTGTAGGTTCAATGATCCACACGGAATTTGTGAATTTTACTATCAAGGAATCGTTAAGTAAAGTAGCTGCCACAATCTGCTCAGACGTTGGGGCATCTACAAAACCACCATTTCCAGGAACTATTTCATTCCAGTTATCTCCACTATCAGCAGGATTGTTTGCTCTTGACCATCGCATTCTTTGTGAGAAATTTGTCCCTGATCCTGTAGGTGGCGCACCAGATGGGGCTATGGAAGATTCAACTGTATTGAGAAGCAATAGACGCTGTCTAAAGGAGAATACAAACTGTGCGGCTACTATATAATTGTGAGTTGTATCAGGAAGAGAATCGGGTAAAAATTGTGAAGTCGTAGCGCCTGTAGTGAAAGAGCGCATTGGAGATATTGGCAAGGATGTATCACCGTTGAAATTCGTAAAATACAGTGTGCTTGTTCCAAAGGATTGCGTCTTACCAAAAGCAGCTGCATTAATAAATGATGATTCATCTCCATTAAATATATCAACAATATCTAAAGGATCAAATACTTGAGTTCCAGTATTAAAAATTGCAGCCCTTTTTGTATCAAAAATTAAAAGCTGGTTAGTATTCGTAGTATCTATGAATGTTTTAATTCCCATTATAGGAAGACCGGGATCAGGATCATCTGAATGAACCATAATGCCAAAAAGTTGCATACCTTGGCGTTTTATGATTACGCCATGATGTATATATGCATTAACTATCTCAGTAAAAGCATCCTGTGGCAAAATCCAAGGCTGTACTACCGTGTCTAATCCTGTCGTAAATGCTGAAATTAGATACGGTACATAACTCATGGCATTAGCCCACCAAAAAGACTAAAATTAAATCCTACATCAACAGAATCTCCAGAAGATGACGATGTAGCTGTTGTTCTTACACGAAAATTATCAACTCTCTGCGCAGTAATCATAATAGTGCGATTATGATTTTCACTAGTTTCTGTATAAGGAGTTGCAGTAACTGCGTAATCATTAGCACCAGCAAATGTATAAAGTAAATTTACTGTATAATGTCCTTCGCTTGTTCTGGTTGTACTGCTGACACCATATCCATTAATCATATTTCCATCTTTATCAACTTGTCCCCATGCAGTTACAAATGCATCTTGATTGTTTATTATTTCAGTTCCTGCTGGTTTCGTTACAATATCATCCACATAAATAGCTTGTGCAAAATCGCCTAAGCCTCCCCTTCTGGTAATCCTAGTAGAATCACCATTCTCATTTTTAAACCAAAGTTCAGAATCACTACTGTCATTTGGTTTAGTATAAATGAGACCACTTGGATCTGATGGAGTTCCAGGATTACTGGCTCTTTGTTCAAGAGTCCATTTTTCACATGGAACATCGCCATTTTCAATAGCTTGCCAGTTAGATTGAAAAATACTCGGTGAATTTCTAATCTTCGTAGAATTCTTAGGCGAATTTGGGTCCCAGGTCATAGTTTACCTCAAAACATTGGTCTAGCACGTTCATTCATAAGATTTTGTAGCGTGCGTGTTATTATGTATCCGACTTGCTCTTTGTAGAGCATCGTTATCTCTGAATACCTATCCATTTCACCGTAATCCATAACGAGATCTCTTGCTGCTCCATAAGCTAAGCATTCTCCCCATTCTTGTAATGTAGGCGTATCAGTACCATCTACTAAAGGATCAGGAATTTTATAGGCTTTCATTTGAACGCGATATACTGTGTCTGGAACAGGATAGAAGCGGAATTGTGAGTTGTAAAAAAGCACGGCCACAGGCTGGCCTAAAGGTATAACTTCAAAGCTTTCCCATATACTAACGCTAGCAACAGGAGCTACGAAAAATGTAACGGTAATGGCCCCTGTTGTATAGTTAACGTTGCCAATCCCACCTTGATCACCTGTTAAAATACCATTTCCATCATCTGTGAAAGTTTCCACTTCATCAGTGACAATCACAGTACCTGGAGATATAAAAGGAAACTGCACAACATTAGAAAATGTCTGAGTAGTGCCATCACCTGTCCAGGGTATCAATCGTTGAATCTGCTCGGGATTCTCATTGAAATATACCACAGGATCTTGATAGTACATCATTGGCTTCAGATCGACATAAACCGGCGGTTCTATATTTGTATATGAAGTGTCAGCAAAATCATAGAACTGTTCATACTGTTCTGTCTGAAAAGTATAATAAGTGTGCTCTTTTTCAAGTTTTAATTCAGCAGGTAGAATAAATTGATAATAGTTATTAATATATGTATCAATTGTTGAATCTAATAATTGATTCGAACTTAACCTACCTGTAACCTGACGAACTTTTCTGCGTATATCTGCTAGAGTCCAGCCCATATTTTACCTTAAGCAAAAACTTGTCTACATTGAAATCTTGGCTTCGATCCAACTTGTTTTTTTGTTAATTGGCCTTTGCCATCTGGCTGCCATGCCCAAATAGGAGTCTGTCTTGATTCGATGTGCTTAATCACTTTTCTAGGCAGTGAATAGCGTCCGCCATGCATAAGAGTGTACGTCTTGAAATTCTTGGTATTTCCATAGGGAAATTTATTCATAAGACCAGGCTCTTCTATATTATAAAACTCAATATCCATCACTTCTTCAAGCCAGTTTTTTTCTTTTTCGCTCATTACTTTTGCTGGTGTTTCGACTTGGTCAAAAGCATTTCTATCTGTCATATTTTCCTCATAAAATTAGGGGGACTAAAGCGTCCCCCGTTAAGTTAGCAAACTGAATTGTCGCCTTTAACGTTAGCGACCATTACGTCACCATCAGTACCGACAACACCAGTTCCAATCAAGATACCTTGGATACCAAAGTTCTCTGTTGGAATAGGGTTACCCGCTGAATCCTCAACACGGCTTGCAACACCACCAGAAACGTAAGTGCTAAATCCTGCTGTACTTTCGTTTAGTGTGATTGCTGTTGCTGTGACTGACGCCACAGTATATGTGCCGTTCAAAGTAGCAGTACCAGCGCCATCATCCGCAATCTCTGTTGCCTTGATCGTATCACCTGCAACAATGCCAACGAGGGCAATGTTACTAGCAGTGATTACGCCAGGGTTTGCACTAGTGAAACCACTAATAGCAGCTCCAAAGATTGATGACGTTGATAATGGTGTGAAACCGTTTGAAGTGGTTACAGCACCAGTATCTACTGTCTGATAATATCCATCCGGCATAGCCGAGTTCCAATAGTAGGACTTTCCATCCGTAAGATTGGTAGTTTGTATCTCAGAAATTGCAAAGCCAACGCTTTGTTGTCTTGCAACTGCTGGGGTTGGATTTGTCCAACCGAACGTTTTTGCTTGTGTCATATATATGTCTCCTTATGAATGGGTTGCTTCAAGATTCATCATAAATGAATCGTTTAGAATCCTACTCACGAAGGGGTGTTGCCACAAATTCTGTTACTTTTATGACCTATTTCTAGGCGGGAAGCTTCTTCGAGACTTCCTCACTGGCTTTCGTCCAGTGTTCAGACTATCGCATCGCCTTTCGGCGTCCATAGATTTAGTCGTTCACGCTGCAAGAGCAAATTGCTCAGCTTGCGCCTTGTCACCATAGCTTTCGCCGTAGGCTTCCAAGTCAATTACTATAGATTTTGAGTGGGCTAACATTTCACCCACTGTTCCTCTTTGATGAAGAGGGTCAGCACTACCAGCAGAACCAAGTGGCTCTATGTAGAACTCGCCTGACTCAACTCCCAAATGCACTACGGCATACGCTTCTTTACCGACGATAAAGTTGTTGTAGACTACCGGTGAGGCCGATGAGAAGCTCCCCACGCTAGTGTAAAGCCACCTTACATTCCCCGTGGCTCCCCACTCCGCATCCAGAACAGTCTGTTGACTAGGATACGTAGCAGTGTGCTGGAAGTTTTCTACTTGCTCAAGGTCATCAAGCAAAGCAGTATCAATATAGCCCCAGAAACTAGGACGAATCGGTGCAGTTCCGAACATGTCCATACCGGTAATAACTTCAGAGATCATCTCTGCGTTATTTCCTAGTAAGGTTTTGACAGCAATATTTATATCTAGCGCATTAAGCTCTGTGGGCGTGTTTCCGTTTCCACCGTTAGCACATTGAAGCACCGAGCTCGTACTAGCTAGCACGTCTCTAGTCACTTCATCCATGGTTTGACCAAGGTTTTGTGCAAGAAGACGAGCTGATTCGTTCAACACGCGATCCTGGACAGTAAATTCAACCTGGTTTGTCAATGTAACAAAGTTACCGTAGAAATCTACGCGAGCCTTCAAATCTTGAGTGCTCAAAGCTGTTCCAGGAGGCGTTACACCATCGGTCAATGGGATTGGTACTGTTGCCAATCTGTTGTAACGTCTAAATACAATCGTATCACCCATCTTGCGGGGTAACTGACGACGCTGCGCAAACTTCGTATGAATAAGCTTAGGATAAGCTGTCATCAATAGCAGACGGTCGTAGTAATCACGCACAGCTGGAGGGAGTACACTGACAGTTGTGATTGTCATAATTTCCTCAATATGTGGTTATCAACCCATATTCCTCGCTGCCAATGACATGAAATCTTTGTCGCTCATAGTCTTATATGCCTCTCCAGTAACTCCAGATGTAGCACCTCCAATGGAGGAGAGATTCCCAGGCTTTTGCAGGTTTTGAACGGCCTGCTGCGCTTGAGGAGATCGATTTTGGGCTCTGTGGTCTTGGAGATAAGTATCTGAACGTTTTGCAAGATGATACGCAGCCTTATAAGGATTAGGTGCGCTCATGATCATTTCTTTGAGGTCAGGGTCAGTTTTTAAAACATCCGGTAAATATTTTCTGACCACATCATTGTAATCTGGGTAACTCTGAGCCATTTTCAACTCTTCAACTGCAAGTTTTTGCTGCTGTGAGAATTGATTGATGAACTTCTTGGCTTCTCCGACGGTGATTACATCTTCATCGGTCTTGCCCGAAAATTCATCAGCTTGCGGCTGCTTAGGCTGATTCGCTTGTAGCAACGCAAGATGGTCTTGCATGACCTTTAGATTTTCTTGAAGTTGTTGACGCTCGCGCCGTTCTGCTTGTAGAGCTGCAACGGGAACAAGTTGTTCCTGCTGTTGTTCCTGCACTGGCTGCTGAGTGTTAAGATCAGGTTGAGCGGCGGCCTCAACATTCACGCCCGTCTGCATTGGTTCCATTTGGTTCTCCTAATACGCCCTTAACGATGGCGGCTCGTTTAGTTGTAGACGTATGCTCCAGGGATTGAGGTCTCGTAGACCTGGCAACCTTCCTGTTCAACGCCTAAGAGTTCATATCCGAAGGGTTTGTCTGGCATGTTGACTTCCCATCGAATAGTTCCTTTTTGGTTGTTTACTTCTCCTACGATCATGCCGACTTGTTTTTGCGGCTTCATACCGTAGGCTTTAATGACTTTTCCTAATGTGGGTTTGCCATTGTGTGAGCGCTTGGAGGGACTGGCGAATATGACAATCCAATAGAGCTCTCGACGGTCTTTATTCGTACTGAGCATCTTTTCGATTATCTTCTCATCGTCCTCTACAATTGCTTTTGAGGTCTCCCCTACTTCTTGAGTCATTTCAAATCTCCTTAGAAGTCGTAATTAAAGGCTTCTTTAGGAGTACCCCTGTAGTCATAAGGAAGGGTATTGACGCGTTTTCCATCGTAATCAGGGCATGGATCTACCATATAAGGCTTGGTAGCGTGTCCCATGATTCCATCACCTAGTGAGCCAGCTTTTTCGACGTTAAGATAACGTTCGTTCATGGCTTTAGATGGGTAACGAGCGTCCAATTTTTCCTGCTTAGGGACTTTATTAAGGTCCATTTTGCCGGGCATTGTTCACCTCTGGTTTTGTTTGTTTTTCGGCACTTGCCGAGATTTCAACGTCTTTCGCTTTCATTCTTTCTTCCTGATTGCGATTGACGCCTTCCAATGCCATAAAGACATCGAGAAGCTTTAACATTCGGTCGTCGTCCATTGCTTCGATTTGCTTAATCGCCTGCATACGTTTGAGCACCGCATCTGCGTTGTTATCAACTGACTTAGAGACGCGCTCGTCTTCCAGGCCTAGATTTGCAACAGCTCTTGTGAATCGCTCTTTTGCTGCGCCAATGTTTGCAATAGACTGTGTTTGGAATAGCTCGGACTGAACGCGTGTCTTTTCCATTTCCATTTGTGCGGCTTGTGATTGGGCTTGCTGCTGCTGCTTGTTAAACTCTTCCATTGCCTGCATGTATTCGGTCTTACCCTGAAGAGGAGCAACTTTAGCGAGTAATCCAGGAGGTACAGGCTCGCCAATCTCCTTAAGAGCAAGGAGTTGGTTGAAAAACATCTGCTGCTGGCTATTAGTAAGAACGCCCTCTTGAACGGCTATGTCATAGCGAAGTGAGTCGAGTTTGAAGATCTTTTCGTCAGGTTCTTCGTTGATGATGCGCTGGATCTTTTGCTTAGACCAAGACTGAGACATTTTCAGGATCTTTTTAGAGATACACTCCTGAGCAAAACGAAGGTTATCGAAGATGTCCTGTAAACCAACGAGTGCTGCTCCTTGACGAAGCATTACTTTCAATCCAGAGTCTTGTTCAGAGTCTGCTTGCCCTAAAAGTTCCTCGGAAATATTAGCCACTTTCATGATGTGGCTTTCGAACATGTTCTTAAGCTCAAAGAAACTAGGTGGAATTTGTGCAGGTTGAATCTTTGTTATCGCATCAGGCGCTAAACCCTTCTTTTTGAATATAGCCTTACCTTGCGACGTTTGATAGAGTGAGCGAGGGTTGATTACGGCATCTTCTTCAGCAATCCACCCAGAGTTAATCTGACTCTGTACTAGATCTAGCATCTGCGAGCTCATCTGGTTTGTGATGCGCTGAGGATCAATCATTGTTCGTACAAGAGACTGAACCTTTAAGACATAGTCATAGCTCTCAGGTTCGAATATCCCGAAAAATGGCACGAATGGGTATTCATTTAGTCCATATGGGTTCTTCTCAGACTTAATGTATTCGCTATTGACGATGATGTGCTGGTAGACAAAGGGCTCTATGCGTTCGATGACTTGCATATTTGGATCAGAAAAAAGGAAATAGTCAGAGTCTTCCCCTTCATATTCCATTGTCTCGCCAGTGAGTGCATTATAGAGAAACTTCTTAGGTTCCCATCCCTGTTCCCAGAACTCATCATAAGCCATCATCTTGCCGCCGTTAGGAAGCTGCTGGTATGGTAGCCATGTGAACTTGTCATCTCTTTCCCATCCGACGTGGTAAAGCATGTCGAGGTCTTTTTCCATGCCAGGAAGAAGAGATTTTACCATTGGAAGAGGGAGATACTTTCGACGGAGAATGTTCGAACAATCGGACATATCTTTCTTAGTGAAATAGGGATCGCAAATGAACCCGTTATACGGTTCTCTTGAGCACTTAATCTGACCATCGAGTGGATCAGTTCTGTAATCTTTCCATAGACTAAAAAGATTCCAACCCGTTACAAGTCCACCTTTAAAACAATCAGAAATCTGCTCGTACATATCGCCATGTTGCATGACGTAAAGAAGGATTTTCGTGAGTTGGTCTGCGGCTTTTTGATCGCTTGCTTCGATAGGAACACAAACAGATGAATGTCTGTGCTTTTTTTGGTAACCCGTCACCATGTTGATGTTGGGACGGATGAAATTATTTACATAGGTGCTACGACCTTCTTGGAAAATTTCACGTTTCTCATCCTCATTCCACTGATCGCCGAGATACATCCGAAGATCTCTATCGGCATATGGGAAAAGCGGATTCCAAGCATAGTAATTCTTGTAGTAGGCTTGATAATAGTTGTTGACAATCTCTTGCCCGATCAGCATTTCGCACCATTTCAGAAGGTAAGTATATGTACTTTCACCTATCTGAAAGGGGCGGGTGGGGTGTATAGGCACCCCCGATGCTGATCAGGCTTCCCCGCGAAATATTATTACTTTATAAACCTTAGAGTTTCCATTTCATCTTCATCTTTAGAAAGTATGAAATTAATTAGTGTCTCTAAGTGTTCTGCTATAATTTTATCCTTATCATAAAAAGGAATTATTTGCACGGGTTTAAATGTATCTTCGTTTGCTGTTATTTTGATATCTGCCTGAAAATCCCTTACCATATGTTCGCTCCATTGCAATCGCGTCTGCTTCTGTCATTCCGCCCTGTAAACGATCGAAGAAGTGTGTATAAAGAGCATAACGCTGTGCATCACAACAGTGGTCATTCTGCTTCAGTGGCTGGTCAATTCCCCGCTTGCTTGCTTTTTCATCCCAAAGATATGTGCTGTACTCTTTGATTGTGTTAATGCAAGTCCTGCAAACTTTATACGTACCATTCGAAAGTAATTGTCCTTGAAAACGAATCCCAGGTATTACATCGTTTTTTGCATCTAATACATCATTTAAACCAAGTCTTCTCATCTCAACTTTAAATGATAATGCAGATGGGTCAATATAAATTGCTTTTACTGGATAGCCGCTTATAAAATCAACTAAATCTTTTGCATATTCACTATCTGATTTCTGTCTATTTTTAGCTTTTGAATCGTAGTAATATTCTTTCTCTAACCAGATATTAGGATACAATCCAGCATTATATCCGATAAGACTATAGACACACGGATTGCTAGTACCATAATCGATGCCAACAATATAATAATCGGCAGGGCCAGGAGGCATGAGAAGAGTATGCCTATCTTCTTCAAAAAAGTCATAAATTGCACCTTCTGCTAATACCCATCTACCCTCAATGTATCTCTGATACCAAAGGCCAGAGTATTCTTTTTTTAGATTCTTTTTGTAATCCTCATCAAGAGACGGGTTATCATCGATTGAAAATGAGAACACTGCAATATCTCTTTCATGCGCCTTATCGAGAAATTCGACTTTGAGCCAATGGAAAGGACTGTCCGGGTTCGTCGAACCGAACAGTTTGGCTCCAGATAGTGATAGCCTCGAAAAGAGCATTTTAACAAAGTTCTCAGGTAAGATTGTGACCTCATCAAGGAGTGCGCCCACATATTCGGACCCACGTATCTTAGCCTCCGCCCTTTCATCATTTGCCCCTACTATATCGATTGTTCTACCCCATAGTTGTACTTCGCCTTTACCTGACATATACTGGAGATCGTCACCGATAAGGTCATAGAGGGGTCTAATTATGTTACGCTTGATTGTTGGCTCTGTACGCCCACACATGATAAGTGGTCCTGGTGGACCATTCTGAATGAAGTCAATCCAGCGCCAAAAGCAAGAATATGATTTACCAGATCGAACAGGCCCTTCCCAGATGTTTAATCGTGCTGTACTCTCAACTAGACTTCGCTTCTGTATCGGACTTAAGATCTGCTTTAACATAATCAAGTAGCTCTTTCCAGCCTTTTTTGGACTGTGTTTCTGTGTCTTTTGAATCTAGGAAGTCAATGTGATGGCCATATTTCTCTAGCACCCAGAAGATGCAATGGTTATCCCCATCTTGGATAGCCTTAGCAAACGTTCGTTGCATGCAGTTTTCAACTAGCTCTTTGCGTATGTCATCTAACCAGTCTTGCATTCCCCACTCGTGTATTCTTGATTTAATCGTCTTATAGGCCACATCATAGCCAAAGGTGTACTTGATGTATTTCTTAGCTCCAAGGATGAACCCCTTGCTCTTCTCGAATGCTTCTATTAGATGCTCTGGCGTTAGATGAGCATGACCGTCACGACCCATAATCTTTCACATAGTCTCTTGTCTTATCATAGTAGCGCTCTTCGTATTCATTCCTATGATAGCGACATAAATTTTCAGCCTTGATAGGGCTGGTGATAGATAAACCTTCGTCGATCCTACAATACTGGCAACGAACTTTATCTTTCTTATCTATCTCAGTTATAATGTTTTTAATCAATACTTCTATCATGTCGTATTTGTTTTCAAGTAATGAAGCTTCGGTGCAAAACTCTTTCCATAGTAGCTTTGAAATGCCTATTAGGTAATCTTTCTGGAACTTCTCCACCCCTTCTTTTTCAGTGCACGCGGAGTATTTCTTGTGAAGAAATGCATAAAGAAGATCAAAAAGAAGGTTGTTCATATTCATAGCTGCGTGCCCTCATGCATAGGCACTGCATTATCAGGCGGTGTAGGAGTATTGGCTATTTTTTGTTTTCTTTCGGCTTGTTTTTCCACTCCTGTAAGGGAGCGCTTTTCATAGGTCTGCTCTTTTGGTTGGTGCTTTCTGAACCCTTTTTCATGTTTTTTCGGGCCAAATTGTTCAGGCATTGGTTTGCCATATTCCATAGGTGTGTTGTCGCCATAGCTCATTTTATTTCCTTTTTTCTTTAGAAGTTTTAGTATCTAAAGCACCAAGTAGAAAATCAATATAATCTACTTTCTCTTGATAGTCTTTTATGCAATCTTCCATTAACTTTCTTGTTTCATTAAGTGAATTAACTGTAGTAACAGGATCAGTACCTATATTAATATACATAATACTCATTTCTTAACCTTAATCTTGGTAATATTAGCTTTAACATTAGATTCAACTTTATGAATAAAATCTTCCAAGTCTTCAACCTGGTCAAACTCAAACGTAACCTTAGGTTTCTTCCCTTTTGGTAAAGGATCTTCAAACTCTTCGGGCTTGAACCCCCAGTCGCATAGATCATTGACATCCCACTCATTGGCCAGCTTATCGAAATCCCAGGAACCTGCATTCTTGTTCATTCGGATATTGAGCTCATCGATGTCTCGCTCGGAAAATATTTCATCACCATCTATGACCCAGCATTCAACTTCCTTGAAGCCCATCTCCTCGCAAATCTTCACTCGCTGGTGACCACTTATGATGTCACCCGCATAAGTAATAATAGGCTTATCAATAAGACCGAACTTGAAAATGCTGCGTCTAAGATCCTTCGCAGCTTCTTTCGACAGGTATCTCGCGTTCTTGGGATGACTTCGTAGATCATCGATAAACCTTGTTTCAAGATGCCACTTTGGGATTCTTTCGAGTTCGCCTTCCATTTTTACCCTTGAGTGATGATTTCGTTTCTTTATCTACCATTCGTCGCAGTCTTTTCAAAAGAGCTTCATGTTTTTCGAGCCATCTCCTGAATTTATCACCTAGAGAATGCGTGACATTGTAGCAAATAATATCGTGGACACATTCTACTCTTTGGAGGAGAGTCTGTGACTCTTCAAGGCGTGATGGTTGTCTAAACATGAAGCTCATAGACTATTTACCTTTCTTCTTTTTACCTTTAGCAGCCATTGAAGCCATCTTCTTAGCGCCGTATTTCTTACGGCCTATACTCGCGGCAACAGCTTTCGGATTCTCTACATCACCCTTTGCAGCGATTGACTTCTCTAGCTTCTCAAATCGTTTGCCGGTACCTAATTTTGGTTTAACAGCCATTGTTATTTCCCCTTCTTCTTAGCGGCATTCGGCTTGATTACTTTCCTTACGCCATTATAGGCTTTAACGGCCTCTGCTGCTGCCATCTTACCTGCATTAGGCTTAGTAGGGCGCGGATTGTTCTCGCGTAAATTTCGTACTTTCTCAAAGCCCTTTACTGGCTCTGACTTTGGCTCTCTAGGCATACTTCACCTTGGGGTTCTGGTTTAAATTGATAGCTCATAAATCTAATATTTTTAAGTGGAAAGAAAAAGCCCTGCTTGCTCTCATCGATGTGAAATGTTTTCCCCTCTTCTATCGCTAAGACGCATTGCTTGAGCTGTGACTCGGTTACTTCTAGATTCAACACTTCGTTGTCTAAGTTTTTAATACTTATTTGATACATGATTTACCTCTCTATTTTATCTAAATGTTTATGAAGCCAAGCTCCAAAAAAATCCGCACAGGGAATCCACCAGTAATCCTCTTCAAACCCACATTGTTCAGGTTTGAGTTCGCAAGGAAAATCTTTGAAACTAGCCATCCATGATATCCATGCGATATCATCTTTTGGCTTTACATAGAATAGAGCATGTCCATCGCCTTCTAT